TATACAATGATGCATCAGATAAGACTAAAGATATCAATGTTTTGTTGAAAAATTTTAAGAATAATGATTATACACAAAAATTATTGGACTTGACAAATTCTATTGAGATTTCATCTAGTATAGTGGATTCTGAAAATAAATTGTTGGATGTTCTAACACAACAACGTGAAGATGAAAACAATAGATTGTTAGAAGAAACCAAGAAGTTAATTAATATCACAGGAAATTTTACTGATATTACATCTTTGGAGTCAAAGAAGATCATGTTGGAAAATAATGTTTCTACACATTCTTCTAGTCTGTTAACTTTTAAAAATCAAGATGTTCAACTTCAAAATTCACTAAAAGAAAATAATGAAATCATTGCAAATTATGAAAAAGATGACATTACCACCAAGTATGAAAAGTTTACTGAACTATCAAGTTCACTAAAACAAACAGAACAGTTGATTGAGAAGAAAAAAATTGTTGTTAAATCTAAACTAGACAAATTAAAAAAACTAGAGGAACATAAATATGATCCAAATTGTATTTACTGTACAACTAACGTATTCGTAAAAGATGCAATTAAAACCAGAGAAGAGTTAGAAGTTGATAAACATGAAGCTCAAACTCTGGTTAATGAATATACACAGTCTAAAAATAAAGTAAATGAACTAACTTTTATTTGTGATCATTATAAAAAATATAATGAGACTTATAGATTAAAGGCGGAAGTAGAATCTAAAATTTCAAAGTTAAGTAATGATATTCTAAAGACGGAAAATAAGATATCAACTGATCAAAATACTCTAATTAATACTGAATCACATATTAAAGAATATTATGATCAAAAAGATGCAATTGAGTTTAATCAAAACATTAAACAAACAATTGAAAACATAAAAATTAATATAAAATCCGTTGACGTTGATATTAAAAATAAAAACAATAGTATAATTAATCATACTACTAAATTGGCAAGTTCAATTGAACAAAAGAAAACAATAGAAAAAAATATTGAGGATACTAAATTATTAGAAACTCAATCTGAAGCATATCAATTGTATACATCAGCAATTTCCAGAGATGGTATTCCATATGACTTGATCAGTAAGGCGTTACCAACAATTGAAAAGGAAGTAAATAACATATTAAACCAAATAGTAGAATTTACGGTAACCTTACAGACAGATGGTAAAAATGTAACTACACATATTAATTATGAAGATAAACGCTGGCCATTAGAATTGGCGAGTGGTATGGAAAGATTTATTAGTTCATTAGCTATTAGAGTATCATTAATTAACATTAGTAATCTGCCAAGACCAAACTTTATAGCTATAGATGAAGGATTTGGATGTGCAGATGCGGATAACTTATCATCAATGAGTACACTATTTGCCTTTTTGAAGACAAATTTTGACTTTGTTTGGATCATTAGTCATTTGGATGTTATGAGAGATATGGTGGATAATAGAATTGAAATTAAAAAGGAAAACGGATTTAGTAAAATAAGTTTTATATAAAATCTGATAAATATTAACATCTTGGATTTTTTAGCAATATTTATATTTAGTTTTTAAAACTCAAACTTTGAAAGGAAAATTATAACTATGCCAATTCAAGAAGGTGGAAGATTTAGCCCGCAGGATACAATTGTAAGTCCTGGGGTATTTACAAGGGAATTAGATTTATCAGGTATTACACAGGGAGTAGCTGATATAGGTGCAGCAATTGTTGCACCTTTCCCAAAAGGTCCGGGATTTACTCCAACATTAGTAACAAGCGTTTATGACTTGGAAACTAAGTTTGGTGTTGCAGATGGTGTATACTATGGTCCATATACTGCAAAAGAATATTTAAATGAAAAAGGATTTGTAACCGTAGTCAGAGTAGGTGCTTTGACTGGTTATAACCAAGATTATCCTTTAGCAATTTATGCTCAAAAAGGTACTTGGAACAGAAACGGTGATATTGGTTCACTTGCTAGTGGATCATCATTCTTAACACCGTCTGGTTCATTAGTATCAGGATCTGCTAATTATTTAGCAGGTATAGCTACGGGTGCTACTACTGCATCTGCGGCCAACTCTGGACTTATTATAAGTGCTACATTCACTGGATCAATTCCTACTGCATCCTTTACATTTACATTCGCATCAACGTCAGCAACATCAACAACAACAACTGCATCAGTAAATGGATCTAGTGGTAGTTTATTGTATTCTGGTCAAACCGTAACAACTACTGCAACTGCATATGCAACATTTACTAGTTTGACTGGTTCATGGGCATTTACTAGTAGTTTACTTAGTTCCTCAAACCATAGTGCTAAAGCTCTTTTGGATTATGGTCTACAAAATACAACCGTAACATTCCCATTACCAACAACTGTAACACTATTAGGAACATCTGATCCATTTGTAAATGCAACATTGATTAGTGGTAGTCTAGTATCATATACAGATACATGTGATTCACCAGTATTAAGAGTACAAGGCATTATATCAGGCTCATTTGGTAAATATAGTGGTACATTCAGTGTAACAGGCCTTGGTCCATCTGTAAATGCTTGTAACGTATGGCAATCTGGAAGTGGTGGGTCTGAAACAGTACTACTAGCAGTTTTATCAGATACCAGAAATGCTACAATTACAAATCTGTCCTCACCAGGATTCTCCGGATCTTTACTTACATCTGCAAGTGTATTAACTTCAACTAGTTCAAGTATTGAACAAGATTATTTCTTGACACTAAGTGGAAGTAACTTAGGTTCATATGGTGTATTTGAATTTTCATTGGATTCAAATAGTCCTAAGTACATTGAAAATGTATTTGGAACAGATCCAACCGCAGTAAGTACAACAATTCAATTGAATCCTGCTTACCGTTATACCACATTTGCTGATACAATCAAGAGAATTGCAAATAATTCAACTTCTTACAGAGTAGGTATTTCCGCTGTTCCAAGTGGAATATTCTCTGGATCAAAAGCACTGAATTTCACTGATGCAAATTCATTTAATCCAGCAAATGGTGATAGTAACTTTGGATTAACAAGTGCTTATACACCATTCATTGTATCTCAAAAAGTTGCCTCAGTAAATGGCACTACATCAAGATATGAATTGTTCAAGGCACATACTCTATCTGACGGTACAAATACTAATAAACAATACAAGATTGAAATTAGTGATGTTAAGTTGGCAGGTACAGTTGCAGGAACAGACTGGGGCACATTTACTCTATCTGTACGTGACTACAATGATACAACAAAACGTCCTAAGTATCTTGAAACATTCACAAACTTGTCACTAGATCCAGATTCTAGCAATTTCATTGCCCGTAGAATTGGTGATAGATACAATTATATTAGTTACTCTGGTAAGATCATTGAATTTGGTACTTATGCAAATGTAAGCAAGAATATCAGAATTGAAATGACCTCAGGTGATTATCCGGTAACTGTTGTACCATACGGATTTAATCCTTATGATGCACCAGTTGCAGGTGATCTTGACAATGTTATAACCACAATGAAGTATAGCAGAGCTTCTTTATATGGTACACAACTTGGTAAATATCCATCTGGTATTGTATTTGATGCAATTCCAATTACAGATGCTGAATTGGTTGCTTTATATCCAACTGCTTCAGTCGGAGTAGAAACATATAATGACAATATTCAATATTTTGCTCCAGTTCCAAGTGGTGCAACTAATGGCAATAACGTTGGATTTGCTTTGGATGATGTAATTGTTGGAAGTGGTACTGGTTCAATACTTGCCGCAAGTTTGAGTGGTAGCATTCCAAGTACACCAACTGCTTCTGAAACAACTTATGTTAAACTACGTAAGTTTGTTCTTGGATTCCAAGGTGGATTTGATGGTCAATCACCAACAATTCCAATTAATGTTGGAAGTTCAATTATTCCAGGTAATACTCAAGGTCTAGATTGTACAACAATTTCTAGTGCAGGTTCAGTAGCATACAAACAATGTATTGGTGCTCTTGGAAATGCAGATGAATTTGATATCAACTTGATTGCTCTACCAGGTATTTTCAATCAACATCATTCATATGTAACAACATTGACAATTGATATGTGTGAAGCCCGTGGTGATTGTTTCTATATCATGGATAACGTAACATTCCCTTCAAGTAATCAAAGTGTAGGATTGATTGATGCTGCTATAAGTAATGTGTCTACAATTGACAGTAACTATGTAGGTACTTATTATCCTTGGGTTAAGATCATAGATACTAACACCAATAAGATTATAAGTGTACCACCTTCAGTAGTATTACCAGCAGTTTATGCTGCTAATGATAAAGCAAGTGCAGAATGGTTTGCTCCCGCCGGTTTAAACCGTGGTGGTATTACACAAGCTGTACAAACACTTGATAGATTGACTCATTCAGAACGTGATACACTTTATGAAGGTCGTGTAAATCCAATCGCCGCATTCCCAGGCCAAGGTATCTGTGTATGGGGACAAAAGACTCTACAAGTAGAATCAAGTGCTCTAGACAGAATCAACGTCCGTCGCTTGTTGATTAACTTGAAGAAGTACATTGCTTCAACTAGTAAGTACCTTGTCTTTGAACAAAACGTAGCTGCTACACGTAACCGTTTCTTGAGTATTGTTAATCCATACTTAGAAAACGTACAACAACGTAGTGGATTGTACGCCTTCCAAGTTAAGATGGATGATACAAATAATACACCTGACATTGTTGATAGAAATATCCTATACGGTCAAATCTATCTACAACCAACTAAGACAGCGGAATTTATAGTACTTGATTTCAACCTATTGCCAACAGGAGCAGTTTTTCCTGGCGCTTAATTAATTGATAAAAATATAAATTACCAGATAATCCGTGATGAAAGTCACGGATTATTTTTTAATATAAAGAGATTTTAACTTTTTACCCACCTATCTAATATTTATTCATATGAAAAATATTAAAAAAATTTGTGAATGGACAGGCCAAGAATTTTATGTTGATTTTAAACATAGAAACCAAAGATTTATAGATAAAAGTGCAATGTATTCATGGAGAAAAAATCAAAATAGAGAAGTTGTTAAGTGTTTGAAGTGTGAAAAAGAATTTGAAAGATATAAAAATATATTACATCCAAAAAGTGGTAAACCCACACAATATTGTTCCAATGAATGTAATAGAACATCTGATGAAAAAAAAGAGAAGTTAAAAAAATGGGCAAATTCAAATAAAAATCATTGGTTTAATAAAAAATGTCAATCAAAAATAAAGATTACAAAATTTAAAAAATATGGAGATGAAAGATATAACAATAAAGAAAAAACTATTAATACTTGTTTGTCTAAATATGGAGTGCCTTACTCAACTTATTTACCGCAAACTAGATCAAATGGTAAAACAATTTCTAAATTTCAAAAAAGAATTTATGATGAAATAAAACAGGAATATTCAGATGCTTTATTAGAAGAGTATCTTTCAGATGTTAAAAAATCCGTAGATATTTTTGTTCCTTCTAAAAAATTAATAATAGAATGTTTTGGAGATTATTGGCACTGCAATCCAATTAAATACAATCAAAATTATTATAATAAATCAGTTCATTTAACTGCTAAGGAAATATGGGAAAAAGATGAAAAAAGAATCAATTTATTTAAAGAAAATGGATATAATGTAGAAATAATATGGGAGAATTCAAATAGAAGTTTAACCAAATTTAAATAAGTGGGGTTTTTTCTTTACTAAATCTATTTATACTATACAATGATTAAGCTGACGGATTTATTATTAGAAGCTCAATTGACTTCAAGTGAGCAGGATATGGATTTTTATGCTAAAAAGTATAAGAAAACCATTGATTATTTACGTACCAAGAACAAAGTACTATTGCTTACAACCAGTAATAGATGGAGTGGACATAAAGATGATATTGCTAAAAGTACACAAATTGCATTTAAAATACAAGAATTACTTGGTAAAGAAAAAGTAACTTTGATTGATACAACCAAGTTAAATATATTTCCGTGTGAAGGTAATGTGTCATCTAAATGGGGAAATCATTGTGGAACAAAAGATGCTTCATTAAAAGATAAAGAGAAAAACCCTACAGGTGATCATCGTTGTTGGGCTAGTATAAATAATAAAAGTGATGAATTATGGAAAATAAGTAAAGAATTATTTGAAAGTGATACCGTTTTGTTTTTTGCTAGTGTGAGATGGGGTCAAACCAACGGTTTTTATCAGAAATTAATTGAGAGATTGACTTGGATTGAGAACAGACATTCTACTTTGGGAGAAAAAAATATAGTAAAAAACATTGACGCAGGTTTTATTGCAGTTGGACAAAATTGGAACGGAACAACTGTTACAAAAACACAAAAAGATGTACTTCAATTCTTTGGATTCAAAACTCCAGATGAATTATTCTGGAATTGGCAATTCACTGATAACCCTCTTGATGAAACATCTAGATCTTATAAAAAAGCAATCACTGTATTTGATAACACATTTGAAATATGAATAAATTAACTCAATTTTTAGTAGACGGTATATTAAATGATCCAAAGCCAACCTTAAATGAAGGTGGTGCTTATGGACATTTAGCACATCCATATGAAGATATGGAATTAACTTTCCAAGACTTAAGAAAAATGGTAGATCAAGCGTTGATTGGCAATTTAAAAGCGTTTGAAAAAACAGATGGTCAACAACTATCTTTTACATGGAAGGATGGTCAATTGAGACTCGCAAGAAACAAAGGACATTTAAAAAATCAAGGACAAAATGCGTTAACTAAAGATAGTATCAAAGTGATGTTCTCAGATAAACCACAAAACATTCAAGATGCTTTTGGCTTTGCAGTTGAAGATCTTTCTAATGCATTATCAAAAGTTTCACAAGAAGAATTGAATCAAATGTTTGGTAATGGTAAAAAGTTTGCTAGTGTTGAAGTAATTTATCCGGCTACAAAGAATGTAATTCCATACAATTTAAGTATGTTAGTATTTCATGGAATAATTGAATACAATGATTTGGGTGAACCAATTGCGGGTGGTGATGCAGAATCTGGAGTTATACTTGGTAATTTAATTAAAAGCGTTAATTCTGACGTACAAAATACATTTACCATCAGAGGACCAAACCAGTTGTTACTATCCAAAGTAAAGAATTTACCTTTAAAACAAAAACAATTTATGTCAATGATTGATCAATTACAAGGATCATTCAGTGACCAAACACAAATTATTGAGTATCATAAAAATTGGTGGAATAATTTCATCAGAGAAAAAGCAGATTCATTTGGATATGCAATTTCACCTGATGTATTGAATTTATTGGTTAAGAGATGGGCTGAATTTGATAAAAGTGTTAGCATAAAAAACATTTTAAAACAAATTAATAATGAAGAATTTAAGAATTATGTTAATACATTTGACAAAGAAAGTCATGAACAACAATATAAAAATAACATCAGACCATTTGAAGAAATTTTCTTAAAATTAGGAGTTGAAGTATTAAAGAATGCAGCTGGATATATGGCATCATCACCAGATGATGCTGCAAAACAGATAGCAAATGATGTATTAATTCAAGCAAAATCACTTAAATCAAAAGGAGCAACACCAGAACAATTAAATAAATTGAAGAATGAATTGCAAAGATTAAAAATAATTGGAGGGTTGGATAAGATTGTAGGATCAGAAGGATTAACTTTTTATTATAATGATAAAATTTATAAATTGACCGGTCTTTTTGCTCCTGTTAATCAAATTTTAGGATTATTAAAATATCAAAGATAAATTTAGTTATATATAATATAAAGGTTATTTAATCATATGAAAAAAGCATCAGGTAAAAGTAATTTATCCATTGTAAGAGACTATATGGATGGAAATAGACCATTTATTCAAGTCGGTTATGATCCAAATTTAAATAATAATAAGAGAAAAGAAGGTGAAATTTGGGAAGATAGTCAAGGTAGTAAATGGATCTGGAAAAATGGTAGCAAGATAAAAGTACCTAAAATTGCAAAAATTATAATTGAACAAAGATGTAATATTTGCAATGCAGATACTAAATGGGGAAATTATTTGGATCAAAAAGTTTATCCAAAAACAGGCAGATGTTATGACTGTAACATTGCTTTTGATAGTAAATTAAAAATTCTTGGTGTATTTGAGGATTATGAAAAACATAAAATTTATAAAAATATGTTTTCAGAGATGAATGACTTTAAGCAACAGATGGAAGAAAGTATTACTTATCTTGAATCTGATAATTCTATGCCTAAATTACAATATTTCAATGAAGATGGTTCACAAGAATTTTGGACAGATGATACTGACATGAAAAGTAAAGTACTAACTGATCTTAAAAAGGATCTGATAAATGTTGTTGAAAGAATTGATGAACTGAATACAAAGATCAGTGAATTAAAATATGATTCATCAATTGAAGAAAAAGCAAAACAGATGACGTTAGAAAAACTCAATAGTCAAGATCAATGAGTGTACAGAAAACGTTAAAAGATGTAATTAAGGATGAGTACAAGAAATGTCTTGTAGAACCTATGTATTTCATGAAGAAATACGTAAAGATTCAACATCAAACAAGAGGTATTATTCCATTTGAATTGTATCCCTTCCAAGAAGACACACTGCAAGATTTCATTGATCATGACAGAAATATTGTATTAAAATCCCGTCAAATGGGTATTTCTACACTTGTTAGCGCATATGCTTTATGGACAATGATATTTCATCCAGGCAAAAACGTATTAATTTTATCTACTGTACAAAATACATCAAAAGAAATTGTATCAAAAATAAGACTTGCAAATAATAGTCTTCCTAGTTGGTTAAAAGTACCAACAGTTGAAGATAATAGATTATCATTAAAGTTTAAGAATGAATCAAGAGTTCTTGCAGCATCTTCAGCTGCTGATAGCGCACGTGGTTTTAGTTCATATCTATTGGTAATGGATGAATGTGCATTTATTGAAAACGCAGAAGAAGTTTGGACATCTGCGCAACAAACAATGGCTACTGGTGGTAGAGCTATTTTATTAAGTACACCAAATGGCGTTGGAAATTTCTTTCATCAAATGTGGGTTGATGCAGAATCAAAGAAAAACACATTTAAAACAATCAGATTAAAGTGGGATAAACATCCAGAAAGAGACCAATCATGGAGAGATAAACAAACCGCAGAATTAGGTATTAAACGAGCTTCACAAGAATGTGATACTGAATTCTTGTCTTCAGGTAATACAGTAGTTGATACCGCAATTATTGAACACTACAGACACAATAAATGTAAACAACCAGTAGAAATGCGTGGCGGTGATCATGGATATTGGATATGGGAATATCCTGATTATACTAGAGATTATATTGTTAGTGCAGACGTTGCTAGAGGTGACGGTGGTGATTATAGTGCATTTCACGTTATTGATGTTGAAACTATGACTCAAGTAGCTGAATATAAAGGATTAATAGGTACTAAAGATTATGGTAATATGTTGGTTACAGTGGCTACAGAGTATAATAATGCTTTATTGATTGTAGAAAATGCTAATATAGGATGGGCAGTATTACAACAAATAATAGATAGACAATATCCAAATACGTTCTATAGTAGTGCAGACCTACAATATGTAGATGTAGAAAAACAATTGACAAATAAGATTAATAGAGATGAAAAAAAGATGATACCAGGCTTTACTAATAGTCAAAAAACAAGGCCTTTATTGATTTCAAAATTGGAAAGTTATTTCAGAGAAAATTTAGTAGAAATACGTTCAGTTAGACTAATTGATGAATTGTCAGTATTTATTTGGGATTCAAATAAAGCAACTGCAATGAGAGGATATAACGATGATTTAGTTATGTCACTCAGTATTGGTTTATGGGTAAGAGACACAGCATTAAGACTTAGACAGCAAACTATGGAATTAAATAGATCAATGGTAGGTGGTATATCTCGGGTAGGTGCAAGTCAAAATGTGTATAGACCACAATCACTTAAGAGTCAAGAAACATGGCAAATGAATGTTGGATTGACAAATGACAAAAAAGAAGATCTAACTTGGTTACTTTAATATACTTATATATATAACTTATGGCAAATGAAGAATTTCAAATATTAAAACAAAGATCTCTTTTCTCCAAGTTAAGAAGACTGTTTTCCACTGATACAATTATACGTAATGTAGGTGGTAAGAAATTGAAGGTAGTTGATACAGATCAAGCAATGTATGCAACTGACCGTAATACACTTAGAGATCGTTTTAATAGAATTAGAACCAGTGCATATAACCAATATAGCAGAGATTTCACATTAAGTTATCAAGCTGCCCGTATTGAGTTATTTAGAGATTATGATACAATGGATATGGACCCTATCATTAGTTCTGCACTAGACATTTATGCGGATGAATGTGTAACTAAGAATGAATTGGGTGATATTTTAACTGTGCATTCTGAAGATCAAAACATCAAAGAAATTCTAAATAATTTGTTTTATGACATATTAAATATTGAGTTTAATATGTGGAGTTGGACTAGAAATTTAGTTAAGTATGGTGATTTTTATTTGAAATTATACATTAGTCCTGAGTATGGTGTATACTTTGTTGAACCACTAAGTTCATATAGTGTTAGTCGTGTAGAAAACAGTGATTTAAATAATAAAAATTATACAAAGTTTCAAGTTAATTTACCTGAAGGTGGTAAGATTGAAGAACTTGAAAATTATCAAATTGCTCATTTTAGAATGTTAAGTGACAGTAACTTTTTACCGTATGGTAAAAGTATTGTTGAAGGTGCTAGAAGAGTATGGAAACAATTATCATTGATGGAAGACGCAATGTTAATTCACCGTGTAATGCGTGCTCCTGAAAAAAGAGTATTTAAGGTTGACGTTGGTAATATTCCACCACAAGAAGTTGATCAGTATATGCAAAAGTTGATGGATAAGATGAAAAAGGTTCCATATATTGATGAAAAGACAGGTGATTATAATTTAAAAT